TCTCGATGCTGAAACTGAGTTGGCTAATATCCTTTCTGCGGAAATCCTGGCTGAAATTAACCGGGAAATCATCCGTACGATTAACTACACTGCTACAGCTGGAGCACAGGATAATGTTGCTTCTGCTGGTACCTTCAACATGGACGTTGACTCTAACGGTCGTTGGATGGTTGAGCGCTTTAAAGGTCTGATTTTCCAGATCGAGCGTGAAGCTAACCAGATTGCTAAGTCTACTCGTCGTGGTAAAGGTAACGTCATGATTTGCGGTTCTGATGTAGCTTCCGCTCTTCAAATGGCTGGTGTATTGGATTACACTCCTGCTCTTTCGGCTAACCTCTCCGTTGATGATACGGGTAATACCTTCGCTGGTGTTCTTAATGGTCGCATTAAAGTTTATGTCGATCCTTACTTCTCCAGTGCTTCTGGTAACCAGTACCTCACGGTTGGTTATAAGGGCTCTAGCGCATTCGACGCTGGTCTTTTCTACTGCCCATACGTACCTCTTCAAATGGTTCGTGCGGTTGGTGAGAATACCTTCCAGCCGAAAATCGGATTCAAAACTCGCTACGGCGTTGTTGCTAATCCGTTCGCTACCACGGCCGCTGATGGTGCGATTGCCTTCGCTAAGAAGAATATCTACTATCGCTTGGTTAGCGTTTCCAACCTTATGTAATAATAAGAACAAGTTGGTTATTTCTACTAAAGGGAACTCTTCGGAGTTCCCTTTTTTTGTTTACTTTCCTTCACTTTTAGTATAGAATAGTATAATGAAACATTGCATAAGCATACATGATATTGATGACTTGGGTAATGGAGAATTCTTTAGAACGGTTGACATAATACGAAGTAATCAAATTGATTTCATGCAAGAAATGCATAATAGACTATTATGTAATTTGTTTTATGAACCATCCACCAGAACATCATCTTCTTTCGCCGCTGCCATGTATAAACTTGGTGGCCAAGTCTTATCTATTAATGATGTAAACTATTCTTCTGTTGCGAAAGGTGAGAACTTAGAAGATACTATATTGACACTTGGTGAGTATTGTAATATAATAGTATTAAGAAGTAAAAATGCTGGTGATGCAGAGAAAGCATCATCTATTAGTAATGTCCCTATTATTAATGCTGGGGATGGATCAGGAGAACATCCTACACAGACATTGTTGGATCTGTATACCATTTTCAAACAATTTGGAAGAGTGTATAATCTAAAGGTTGCATTTATTGGTGATAATAAAAATAGTAGAACAGTTCATTCTTTAAATGATGCATTAGAAAGATGGTGTGAAATATTCTATATTGATGATTATGATTTATCCAAAATTCCACAAGCAGATGTCTATTACTTTACGCGTGTACAACGTGAGCGTGGGAGTACTGGCTCATACAAATTAACTAAGGAACATATAGATCTATTACCTGATAACTGTATAGTCATGCATCCATTTCCAAGGAATGAAGAAATACCTAGATGGTTTGATTCTGATCCAAGGGCAAAATATTTTGAACAAATTAAAAATGGGCTATTTGTACGGATGGCACTTCTAAAAACTATAAATAGTACGTTATGATCTTATACGATAAGAAGGTCCTGGCAACCGTTGATGTACTATACTGGATGCCTGATTATCAGGATATTCTCCAGCAATTTGTATGGCAAACTGCAGATATAAGACCTGAATATCCAAGGATTCATAAGTTTCTTAATTATTGGAAAGATAATATTGATGCAGTTATTGCCGAAGTTAAAATTTCTGATAGTGAAATGGCAAGAATACGTAGGGTAGATAAAGAATGGCGATTTTAAATGAAACACTAAATAAGAACTATCTATCACCACTTGGTTTTAGATTGCTTCTTAATAAATTGCCAACAACTGAATATTTTGTTCAGTCTTGTAGCTTGCCTGCTGTTTCTTCTACACCTATTGTACATCCTAATCCTTTAACTAACATGGTTCGTTTACCTGGAGATAGGGTTGAATTTGATCAATTCTCTATTAATTTTAGAGTTGATGAGGATATGAAAAACTATACAGAAATTTTTGATTGGATCACATCAAATTCAAATGTTGATGACCAAACAAAATTTGAAGCGGCTTCAGGTCGAGATGGTAGAATTAGAGATACTGGTGCTTCCATATTTAGTGATGGTACACTAATGGTTCTTAATTCTAATGAAAATGCAACAGTGAGACTTGACTTTAAAGATCTCATGCCAATATCGCTTAGTACTTTAGAATTCGATGTCCAACAAACTGATATCGAATACTTACAAGGAACTGCTGATTTTGTTTACAGGCAATATACAATTACTCAAATATGAATATTGAAAAAATCATCGAAGAATGGCGTAAAGATAGCGTCCTTGATGATGTAGATTTAGATAATGAAGCCTTGAGAATTCCAAATCTCCATGCCAAATATTTAAAGATACTATTCGAGGAACGGGTAAAATTGCGTTCTCTTCGTGGCAAACAAAAACAATTAAAGCGAACTCTTCAAGATTATTATAAGGGAGACCTAAATAATCCAGAAGATCTTGCTGAGATTAAACGTGAACCTTGGGCTAAACATGTGCTCAAGGGTGATATAAATGATTATGTTGACGGTGATGATGAAATGGTAGACCTCAACACGAAAATTGGTTATTATGATGAAGTTGTGAGCGTGTTAGAGGAAATTCTAAAAGCAATTAACAATAGGAATTTCCAGATCAAAAATGCTATTGATTGGCGAAGGCTCACAAACTTCGGTACCGGATGATACTTTGATCGTTTCTAAATTTAATGATGTGCATGTGAGAATTGATGCCCAACCGGCAATCAAGAAAGAACTTTCAGATTTCTTTACTTTTACGGTGCCTGGACACGAATTTACTCCCGCATATAGAAATAAATGGTGGGATGGAAAGATTCGCTTATTCGACATGCGAGGAGGTAAACTGTATGCTGGTTTAGTTCCATACCTTCAAAACTTTTGTAATGAACGGTCGTATGATTTTCAAATAACTGATGAATATTTACTAAAGGATTCTTTTTCTCCTGCAGATGGAAATGACTTTCTTAAATCTTTAAACTTACCTCATAAAATTAGAGATTATCAATTAGAATCATTTGTACATTGTGTTAAAGAAAAGAGGGCTTTAATATTATCACCAACTGCATCTGGCAAATCACTTATAATATATTTGTTAGCTAAATGGTTTGGTGTTAAGACTTTAATTATTGTACCTACTACATCATTAGTACTTCAAATGACTACTGACTTTGTTAGTTATGGTGAAGATAAAAAGAATATTCATAATATTAAAGCAGGTGCAGATAAAAATACTGATTGTCAATTTGTAGTATCTACATGGCAATCTTTGCATAGATTAAATAAGGATTATTTTGATCAATATGACTTAGTAATTGGAGATGAATGTCATCTATTTAAAGCAAAATCTCTAACTACTATTATGGAAAAGTTAGTAAATTGTCAATATAGATTTGGATTTACAGGAACATTGGATGGAACTCAAATACATAAACTAGTATTAGAAGGATTATTTGGCCCTGTAAAACAGTTCGTACGAACCAAAGAATTAATGGATAGTGGAACACTTGCTGAATTAACAGTCAAATGTTTGGTTCTTAAATATAATAAAGAGGATTGTAAGCTTGTAAGGGGTATGAAATACCAGGATGAAGTAGATTGGATTGTTAGAAATTCAGTAAGAAACAAGTTTATTCGTAATTTAGCGTTAGATCTTAAAGGTAATAGTTTAGTTTTATTTCAATTTGTAGAAAAACACGGGAAGGTGCTGTATGATAAGATATCTAAAAAGGCTGAGAAGGCCCGGCCGGTATTTTTTGTATCGGGTGCCACAAGTGCCGAGGACCGCGAGAAGATCAGGTCTATTACCGAGAAAGAAAATAACGCAATCATTGTCGCTTCCCTTGGGACTTTCAGCACTGGCATTAATATTCGTAATTTGCATAATGTCGTCTTTACTTCTCCTACTAAGTCTCGTATTCGTAATTTGCAGTCCATTGGTCGTGGCCTTCGAAAAACTACTACCAAGAAAGGTGCAACCCTAATTGACATTGCGGATGACTTAAGTTATAATAAATATAATAACTACGCTCTTAAACACTTCGCAGAGCGACTTAAAATGTATAACACTGAATCATTTGAATATAAAATAATTAATATAAAGGTGTAGATACATGGAAAATATATGCTTCATAAAACTTATAAATGGCGACGATATTATCGCCACAGTAGATTTGGAAGATGAGGAAGATATTTTAATTTATCGCCCTCTTAAAATCTATCATTTCAGACAACCGGGATTACCCCAAGGCATGCAACTTGGAGAATGGCTACCATTTTCAGAAGAAGAAATGGTTCCCATTAAAAGGAAACATGTCATACACATGCATGGCGATCTAGATTGGAGAGTTGCCAAGCACTATCATCAAGTTCTATCTTATTTCAATGACGATCATGATATTGATGAAGAAGAACGTGAATCAATTAAAGAAGAGGCTAAGCAATTATTAATAGATCAAATTATGATCTCTGCTAATAATGCTACAGTACATTAAATGGCTAAAAACGCGAAATCAAAACCACATTATGTAGATAATAAATTATTCTTCCAAAGGATGGTAGAATATAAGGATGCAGTTACTGAAGCTGTAAAAGAAGGAAAAGAAAGACCTCCTGTTACTCCATATATTGGCGATTGTATTATGAAAATAGCTGTTAGGTTATCTCACAAACCAAATTTTATCAATTATACTTTTCGTGAAGAAATGATTGGTGATGGTGTTGAGAATTGCCTACAATATATTGATAACTTCAATCCAGTTAAATCAAAAAACCCATTTGCTTATTTCACTCAAATTATTTACTATGCGTTCCTTCGACGTATTCAAAAAGAGAAAAAGCATTTATATACTAAATATAAATTAACTGAAAGAGCAAATATATTTGATATGACTTCAGATAAACAAGGACATGATAAGTTTAATGTTTACGCTGATGATATTAAATACAACGAATGGTCACAAGAATATGTGAATCGATTTGTTGCTGACTTTGAAGAAAATAAACGACGCAAAGTCAAGAAAAGAAAGCAAACCTTGGATCAAGTTATTGATTAATGAAAATAGCTCTAATTACTGATACTCATTGGGGCGTACGAAATGACTCACAAGTTTTCCTTACCTATTTTGAAAAATTTTATAGAGAATGTTTCTTTAAATATTTGGATGATCATGACATCAAGAGCATTATACATCTTGGTGATATTGTTGATCGTCGCAAGTATATTAATTATGTTACCTTAAGGGCATTCAAAGAAAATTTTGTTAAACCGGTTAAGGATCGTGAGATAGACTTACATGTTATTGTAGGTAATCATGACATTCCGTATCGTTCTTCTAACGAAATAAATGCTATGCGCGAAATATTTGAGCATGGCAATAATCAATATGTAAAAACATATGATAATCCAACCAATATTAATATGGATGGATGTGATATCGCTTTAATGCCATGGATTCATCCTGGCAATTTTCAAACATGTGCAACCTTTATTGATAAAACTCCAGCCCAAGTTCTTTTTGGTCATTTAGAACTTCAAGGATTTGAAATGTCTCGTGGATTAGTTATGAATGAAGGTTATAGTGCTGAAATGTTTAAACACTTTGATGTAGTGGCTAGTGGACACTATCACCATAAATCAACTCGTGGAAATATCAATTATCTTGGTGCGCCATATGAAATGACGTGGCATGATTATGATGATCCTCGAGGGTTTCATATTTTTGATACAGAAACTAGAACATTCGAGTTTATTAAAAACCCATATAAGATGTTCTATAAATTATGGTATGACGATGAAGGAAAAGAACTTCAAGACGTAGTTGAACAAGACTACTCTGAATATGAAAATACTTACCTTAAAGTTATTGTCACATCAAAGACAAATCCTTATTGGTTTGATCTATTCTTAGATAAACTATATAAGGTAAACCCCGCAAATCTATCCATTGTAGATGATAATAAAAATCTTGATCAACTCAATGAAGATGAGATTGTGAACGAAGCAGAAGATACCCTTACCATTATGCATAATTATGTTAATGCTACAGAAATGGATGTTTCTGCTACTGACTTAAATAAATTGCTTCAATCACTATATTCAGAAGCGCAGTCAATGGAAGTTACATGATAACCTTTACCGCTGTACGATGGAAGAATTTTCTGTCGACCGGTAATACCTTTACAGATATAATTTTAGATAGTAATCCTACAACACTAATTATTGGTGAAAACGGTGCTGGGAAATCTACTATACTTGATGCTCTCTGTTTTGGTCTTTTCGGTCGCCCTTTCAGAAATATTAAAAAAGATCAGCTGATTAATTCAGTCAATAATAAAAACTGTTTAGTCGAAGTTGAATTTACCA